AAAATGGCAAAAATCCATTTCAAATTGGGCTGAAATCATCTCTCAATTTGCTATAATTTTTGAAAACAGACTGGAACCTTATTTAAAATGACTTTTATGGTTTACACAAAGTATGAAGCGGTCTCCATACATAAGTTTTTGATAAGTATCTTCAAGATTTTTACCATAAGGATAATTTACTTGTGCCCATCCTGTAATTCCAGGGGCGATTAAATGTCTTTCGTGATAGAATGACCACTCTTTTAACTAATTCATCCCATTCAGCCCTAGGTCCAAGTAAATGCAAGTCTCCTTTTATAACATTCCAAAGTTGAGGTAATTCATCAATTCTTGTTTTTCTCATAATCTCACCCCATTTAAAAATTCTAGGGTCATTTTCTTGTGTGTAATGGTCAAAAAACTCAACATCTGTTCTCATACTTCTAAATTTATAACAAGTAAAAGGTTTTCCATTTTTACCTATTCTCGTTTGTTTAAAAAATACATCTCCATCAGGAGATTCTTTTTTGATTCTATAAGCAGAATATAGCATTATAGGGATTGTAACTATTCCAAGAGGGATAGCAATGGAAAAGTCAATAATTCTTTTTAAAAAATATTGTCTTTTACTGAAAGGTTTGATTTCATCCAAAAAATCGATATTGCTTCCGTCTTTTGGGATATAAAGTTTCCCGAGATATTGTTCAAGAAAATGTTTGATTGTCAGGAATTTTATGCCTTTTAGTTCAAGAGAGGTAAGGTAATGAATAATATTGTTTTCTATGTTTTCTTTTGTGTTAAGTATAATAATTTTACACTTATTTTCGCATTTTTTTATATTTTTTAATAAATCATTATTAACTTTTAAGTATTTAATATTGTATTTCAGTTTTTTGTTTTCTATTGTGTTAAATTTATATTTATCTCCTAAAACTAAAATCATTCTTTTCTCAAGTCTTTAATGAATTCAATAAAAAAGACCAAAAATATCGATAAAATAAATCCTGTAATAAATGCAACAATGACAATTAATTTCTTTTTTGGTTTTATAGGATATGGATTTTGTTTGATTGTTCCGATAATATGAGTTTTGATTATATTTATTGGAGAAATTTTTGTTTTCAGATCTGTGATTTTTAATTTTGTATTTGTTATTTGGTTTTGATAATCATTTATTTTATTTACAGTTAATTGATAAATATTGGGATCTTTTATTTTTAGAAGATTGTTATTTAAAATAGTGATTTCATTTTTAATGTCTGTGATTTGATTGCTTAAAATTTTAATTTGAGATTTGATGTTTTGGATATATGTTTTAAGTTTAAGATTTTCTTGGTTTTTTAAGGTATCTATAATTTTGTTTAAATATTTTTTGGCGGTAGTGTTTGAATGGTCTTGAATTGTTAAATTTAAAATGTCTTTTGTTCTTTTAGCTATATTTGCATTTATTTTCGGATATGTTGAATTTATATCTTTTGATTTATCAAATTTGTTTTGAATATATATTGTTGCAGAGTTTGGCTCTGTTAAATATATTATATTATTATTATTACTGTTACTTATATGCCCTAATTGTATATATCCTTTTATTTCATATACGGGTTTTTTTACAAAAGCGTAAATTCCAGCCAATAATGTAATTATAAAAGTGAAGATTATTATAAATTTTTTGTATTTAAGAATTGTTTTTATTAATTCTTTCAAATCAATTTCATCTTCTTCTATTTGCGCCGGTTGTGGAACGCATGGAATGTATTTAATGTTTTCTTCTTTCATTCATTCCCTTTCTTTTTATTTAAATGTTATCATACCAAATATTTTGTAATGAAAAAAATTAAATTAAGTGATTTTATTTGAAATATGCAGTATGTATATGAATGCAATAAAATCATAACGATATATTTGATAAAGTGTCAGACACTATGTATTGGTTGGTGGAGATGTGGGGACTTGTCCTTATCTCCCGTTATTTGGCAGTTTGAGAGCTACTGTCAGTTGCACTGTCAGTAAAAATGGATAAACGTCTGTCAATTTGTAAATGTTCGTTATTGATAAATTTTGCATAAGTCGCTAGTGTTTGGTGAATGTTTTTATGTCCTAAAAAGGGTTGACAGATCAGTTTTGTGATTGTGGAATAAAAATATTAAGTATAGATGAGTTTTTAAAACCTGAAAAACTTTTATAAAACAAAAAGAAAAACAGTTAATTTGTTTGCCTTGAAATGCAAATGTGTTATAATTTTGTCCTGTATATAAGACAAAAAGGCTTTGAATGCTTGAAGAATTAAGAATCAAATATGACAAAATTCTAAGACTTATTGATACTGAATATTTGAGATATTTTTTTGATTTAGTTGATTTTGAGAATAAAATTATTGGAATCGTTGGTGCAAGAGGTGTCGGTAAAACAACTTTTCTAATTCAGTATCTTAAAAATTTTGATTTTGAAGAGAGTCTGTATTTTAGTGCCGACAGTATTTTAACATCCGGTGTTTCTATTTATGAAATAGCAGAAGAGTTTAGTAAATACGGAGGTAAAATTTTAGCAATTGATGAGATCCATAAATATAAAAATTTTGAAAACGACTTAAAACAGATTTATGATTTTTTGGATATTAAAGTGATATTCAGCGGCAGTAGTGCCATAAGCTTGGAACACTCAAAAGCCGATTTGAGCAGAAGAGCGGTTTTGTATAAGGTTAAGGGGCTTGGTTTCAGGGAGTTTTTAGAGCTTAAATTAAATGTAAAATTACAAAAATACTCCTTAGAAGAAATTATTAATAATCATACAAAAATAGCAAGAGAGATTTTGAGTAAAATAAAAATTTTTAAATATTTTAAGGAGTATTTGGAATTTGGTTATTATCCGTTTTATTTCGCAACACCGAAAAGTTATAAGCTTCTTGTGGAGTCGGCTGTTAATACGGTAATTGAGAATGATTTGTTGTATATATTTCATATAGATATTGATAATATTGAAAAACTAAAACAGTTGGTAAAATATCTTTGCCTTACAAAACCTTATGAGTTAAATATTTCTAATCTGTCAAAAAGAATAGGTATAGGAAGGGAAACTTTATACAGATATATCCATTATTTAAATCTGGCGGATGTGTTAAAAAGGGTTGATGTTTTGAATAAAAAGGATACCTCTTTTCTTAAACCTTCAAAACTCTATTTACAAAATCCAAATTTATATTTTACTTTTTGTGTTAATAATGAAACAGGAACGATTAGAGAGATATTTTTTATTAATCAGTTAGAAGTTGATTACAAGGTAAATTATTCAAAAACAGGTGATTTTTTAGTCGATGAAAAATATATTTTTGAAATCGGGGGTAAAAATAAAGATAGACATCAAATTAAAGATACTGAAAATTCATATCTCGTAATAGATGATATTGAAATCGGATTTAAAAACAAAATACCGTTATGGCTTTTTGGATTTTTATATTAAATATTTCTGTAGTTCTAAGAAGCAAATTTTAGTTAATAATATATTCCTGCCCGATAGATAGATATAGTTTACAAAGCACTTGAAGTTGAGTGATAAAACTGTCAGTTAAAATCCCACGAAAACAACTGACACTGTTTGGATTTGATTGTTAGAAATGTCAAAATTTCGGGAGTTTTTCTTTTTTGGTGGAGATGTGGGCATACTTTTATTGTTTCATCTGCGTTCAAGTGTTTTCAAACTTTCCTTATTTCCGTTGTTTTATCGCTTTTATTGTTTCAGTTTATTGCGATATGTTTCATTGTTACCCTTTATTTTAGGGTAACTTTCGGGTAAGATTATATTTTAAAGAGCAACAAAAGAAAAAAGGGGTAACTATGTCAAAACAAATTATACCTTTAACGGATAAAAAAATCAAAAATGCTAAAGCAAAAGATAAGCCTTATAAGCTCTTTGACGGAGGAGGATTATATTTAGAAATCCGTCCAACCGGTAAAAAAATTTGGCGACTTAAATATAAGAATAAAACTTATACAATAGGCGAATATCCTATTGTAAGCCTTAAAAATGCAAGGGAGTATGTAGCAAAGGTTAAAAAGGAGCTTTATTTAGGTATAGATATAAGAAAAGAGGGTATTGCTTTAAAAGATGCAGCAAATATGTTTTTAGAGTTTAAAAGGCAAGAATGGAGTGAGAAGCATTATAAGATAAACAAAGCAAGGCTAGAACATTATGTTCTGCCTTTTTTAGGTAACAAAGAAATTAAAAAAATACAAAAGCAAGACATTGTAAAAGTTCTTAAAAAAATACCAAGCGTTAAAGTAAATTCTATAAAAAAAGGAGATAGAAACGAAGTAACTAGGAGAGTTTATACGCTTTTAAAACAAATATACAAATATGCACTTATGCACGATTACGCTGATATAAACATTTTAGAAAAAATTGATATTAATACAATAGTACCTAAGCGAGAAGAAGAGCATATGAAAGCAATTTTAGATGAAGAAAAGTTTAAAAAAATGGTGAAAGAAATCTGGGGACTTAATAACTTAACAATAAGTGTAAAGCTTGCTTTTAAATTTTTAATCTTAACGGCTCTCAGGCAAGGAAATGTGAGAGGGCTTGAATGGGAATGGGTAGATTTTGAAAAGAGAATGATTATTTATCCTAAGGAAGTTATAAAAACGAGAGAAGAATATCGCCTACCTTTAACAGATACGCTTTTGGATATTTTAAAACAGGCAAAGGAAGTTAAAAAAGGCAAGTATGTTTTTTATGTAAAACACCCTGATATACAAATGAGTGATACGACCTTTAATATGGTTTTAAAGCGTTTAGGTTATAAAAATCACACAACACACGGGTTTAGAAGCTCTTTTGCGACTTTTGCTTATAAATATATGCACGAACATGGGTTTAATGCTGAGATTATAGAAGCTCAGTTAGGGCACAAAATAGGAAATAAGGTAACGAGAGCTTATATGCGTAGTAATTTTTTAGAAGAGAGAAGAAAACTTTTAGAGTGGTGGGAGAAGTTTATTCTGAATGAATATAATTAAGTATTTTTGATTTTGGCCACCTGTTTTGAATTCCGATCTTTTTAGGTTTAGGAATTTCCCCTGCTTTTATTCTTCTGTAAAGAGTTGTTCTTTCTATTTTTAGAATTTTACATACTTCATCTTCTTTTAGCATTTCATCTGTTGCATACTCGAGCTTTTTATTAAGCTCTTCTATTTTTTGTAAAAGCGGCTGGACTACGCCCATAACTGTTTCTTTTATATCTTCTTTTGTAGCTATTTCGATAGGCATTTTATGCTCCTTTATTTTCAAAATTTTCCATTTTTCGGTAAAATAGCATTTCCAACATAAATAAAATTTTTATCTTCACGAACGGGCTTTGTAAATAAAGCCTTCACATTGTCAAGCTCTTTTTGGGCTTTTTCGATTTTCTCAACGATATAATCTTTTGCACCTTCAGATATAACCTTATTTTTCAATTCAAGATTTTTAATTTCACTTTGTTTTTTAGCGAGTTCGTTTTCGAAGCGCTTGATAGTCCCCTGATAACCTCTGACGATGTCGGTGCGCTTTATAAGTTCGGTTATTAGTTTTTCGTCATATTCTCCAAGTAGGTTTGGTTGTGGTCTTAATTGAATGTTGCCTTGTTTTATCTCTTTTAGAAGTTTTACGACTGCTTTTCTGTATTTTTTAGCTCTTTCGCTTCTGATAAATAGACCAACCATATAAACGCCTTCAAGTGTCCAGTAGGTAGCAGGTTTATTTAAATGATTTTTTTTAATTATAAAGTGCAATCCTTCAAGAATTTCATCTGAGTGTTCTCTTTTGTGATTTCTTACTGATTGTGGAGTAACACCATAAATTTTTGCAACTTCTTCTGTTGGTATAGTATTGTCTTCACTTGCTCTTACTTTGATGTCTGCTATTGTAATTATTTTCATTTTTACACTCCTTGACTTTATTTGTAAATATGTTTTACTTAATTGATGGAATTATATAAAAATAAAATACAAAAAGTCAAGGAGTTAGTAAAAGAAATTTACAAATTAATATTTGTTTGTAGTTTTAAGCGACAGAAATCCTGTCGCTTTAATTTTTTAGTTCGTCAAGGAGTATTGCTATTTGTTTTGCTTTATCTGCTTTTTCTTTTACTTTTTCGTATTCTAAAAGCAAATTCATAAATTTAATTGCCCATTCTGGAACATTACCCTTACTGCTCCAAGTTCTTACAGTTACATCATTAACGCCCATTTTCTCCGCCAACTCTTTCTGCGTTATCCCGAGTTCCTTACAGACTTTTTTTACGATATTAGGTTCATAGTTTTTATATACTTCTTTTAAATCTATACCAAATCTATTTTTAAATATCTTATTTAATTTATCCATCAAAACTAAATAAATTCCGTAGTTTTCTTTTTCAAGCTGTTTTACTTTATTTATAAGCCAATCCCACACTTCTATTTCTGTTATTTCCCATTTATCAATTCTTCTATCAATTTTAGCGATAATTTCATCTACAAAATCATTGTAAAATCTATTAACTAAACCATCATCTTCCAATATTGCTTTTAAAATAATTCTTGCAAGTTGAGTTGGGCTGCTTCCACCATACCCCCATTCAATATTAGTGTTTAAAGTTTCTTTGTTGTTGCTTCGAGGTATTTTTACTTCAAAAAAATCAATATCTTTACCATAAATTTTATCATTTATTTTTATTTCAAAACCATATTTATAAGCAGTTTTAGTTTTCTCATCTCCTTTTTTATATTCATTGTCATTAATTCTTCTTAAAGAAATAGTTAAACCTTTTTCTTCTAATATATTAACAATATTCTTTTCTTCCATTTTTAACCCTTTTTATTGAAATTATACAAAACTCTTTAGAGAGCATTAAAACGGTATCTCATCTTCATCAATATCAACTTCCGGGACATTTGCTTGATTGTTGTTTGACGTTTGAGGTGCATAATTTGCGCTTTGTCCGTAATCTCGGACTTGATTTGTTTCACCGTTGCTTAATTCAGACTTACTGTCCATAAACTGCACTTTTTCTGCGATTACAACGTGCTTGCTGCGCTTTTGCCCGTCGTTTCCGACCCACTGTTCCAACGCCAGACGCCCCTCGATTAAAACCTTACTTCCTTTATGCAAATACTGATTCGCAATTTCAGCCGAACGTCCGAATACTTTAACGTCAATAAACATAACTTCCTGCTTATTCTCGCCCGTTTGTGTATCTTTGTATGTCCTGTTCGTAGCAATCCCGAAGTTAGCTATCGCAGTCCCGGACGGGGTGTATTTAAGCTCCACATCCCGGGTTAGGTTGCCTACTAAGATTATTTTGTTATACATCTCTGCACCTGTCTTGTTTTTCTTGCCGCTTTGTTTTTGGCTCTCCTTTTAGCTTTTACTTTACTTGCAAGAGGTTTAGTAAATCTTCTTCCATCGTGTCTTATTTTATAGTCTTTTTTAGAATTAAGTCTCATTTCTGTCTCCTTTATATTATTTCAAATTTATTCACAGCTTTTGCGCCGTATATAACAAATTCCCGGACTCGGGAAAACGTATAGTTAAACTTCTCTTCACCTTTTGCAAGCGTTTCGGGAGACAGCATAAACTGCTTAACTTTATAGTCTTGCTTGCTTGCAAATACTAAAATAGGGATAACTTCTAAAAATAAATTTTGAGTTTTTAACCATTCTTCTACAAGCAAAGAGTAAAAATACATCTGCAAATCATAATGATAGTCGCTTATCTGTCTTGCTATCTCCCAAGCTCTGCCGCCACTTGTTTTTTTGATTTTCGCAAGAGGCAAAGAAGTGCTTTTTAAGTCGTAAATATACGCTCGGTTGCCGCTTATAATAAACTTATCCAGTTTTGCTTTTACTTTTATTCCGTCTATCTCTCCGGTAACAGTTACCTCTGCGCCTTTTTCATCAAGCAGTTCAGGGAATTTAAGCTCGCATTCTTTGCGGATCGCTTTTAAAAACTCTTCGTCTTTTGCGTTTAATTCTGTTGTATCTTTTGCGGGGTTATAAGCCCCGAAATGATACTCTTTATCGAAAGTGCTATTTTCAAGTATGTATTTATGCAAAGCGCTTCCGGTCTTGAAATTTTTTAGCGTTGTTTCCGAATGCTCTACCGGTTCGATTAACACTTCAAAAAGTCCTCTGTCGAATATATCTTTAAGCAAAGATGCGTTTACGACAAGTTTTTCCGGGTGTTTTATGTTAAGCTCCCCGAGAGAGAAATATTCCTCGTCGGAGATTTTTTTAAGCTCCCACATACTCTTTTACCTCTTTATAAAAATTTGCAAGCTCTTCTTCGCTTAGCTCTGCAAGATTTACACTTTGTGTATATTCTAAATATTTTACGCTTTGCTCTTTGCTTAACGATTTATATAATCTTGCAAAGCTTATAGGTGAAATTTTTTCAGTTTCCGGCATAACTTCCGCTGCCTGGATTTCTTCTTGTTCTTTCGGGTTTGTAAGTGAAAGCGGGTCGATTGTTTGAGTGGTAGTTGGTTGTTGCTTCACCGTTGCTTCACCGTTGCTTTCTTCTCTAAAAACTTCGTCTTCTTTTACCGCAAGCTCCATAATCTGTTCGGTTATAGGAAGTCTTGTAATTACATATTTAAGAGCTTTTGCCTTATACATCTCTTCCGCCCATTCAAGCCAAATATGCTGTAAGCTCCCTGCTCTTTGATTTGGACTTTTAAGTCTTAATTTTTCAAGTTTTTTGAAAGGCACAAATTCTGAGAAAATATTCCCGTCTTTATCAGCCGCATAGACAATTACGCCTTTTAGATGTTTATATACCCACGCTCCGTCTTCCTCGCTTCTTTCGTCATAATTCGGCTCAAAGTCTATTTCATCATTAAGCCCGTTGAATCTGATTTTGAAGTGATCCACATCGTAAACCGCTACGGCTCTGAATTTCCAACCGTTTCTGTATCCTACGCTTATCCAGCCTTTGTAGCCGATTTGAAGTTGCGCTTTACCTTTGTAAGGCACTACATAAGCCTGACCAAATAGCGGGTTTGGGTTTAATCCCGCCTGGACTATTTCAAACGCCGTTCCAAGAACTGTCTCTACATTTACGTTTTTAAGGTTTGGATTTAGCGCTAATTGTTTTAAAGTGCTTGCATAAACACTCGCTTTCCTTTCATCACCCGCAAGGACTTTTAGTTGCGGTAGTTTTTGTTTTATAATAGTTACTGCTTGTTGTTCTCTTACTGTGCTCATTTTGTCTCCTTTGTTGATTCTTTTATGTGTTGTATAACTTTGTCAAAGTGTTTAAATTTTAGTTTATCTCTTAACAACTCTATAAAAATTGACGTTAATTCTTCTGCATCAACGTCTGGATAAACTCTATCGATAGTCTCTTCAAGTTCGTTTTTTAGTTGCTTATATTGAATATACATCTCAAACCCTTTCAAGCTCTATAAATTGCAACTGTTGCTTAAACATTTCGATTGCTTTTTCTTTTGCTTCATCTTCACTAGCCGCTTTGATTTCAACCGCCGCTATAACCTCTATTTCTCTAAGCGGAATTTTGTATTTAGAAGTATGTTCCGTTTCTTTAAGTGGTGGGATTATGTATTTAGTGGTGGTATGTTCCATTTTGGAACTATCCTCTGTGGTTTGTGCATTTTCTGCATTAGCCACTTCCTGCTGCGCTTTTTGTATTTCTTCGGCTCTTTTTTTTATTTCCTCTTGCTTTTTAGCCTCCGCCGCTTTTCGTTCCTCTTCGGCTTTTCTTAATGCCTCTTTTTCGGCTTCGGCTTGTAAGCGTTTGATGTTTGCTTCTACAAGGCGGATGTTTGCGTTAAGCTGTGCCCCTGCCTCGTTTACGGCGTTTGGATAACGCATATCAACTGTGTTAAGTAGTTGTGTTAATTTTTCTTTTGCTGCTTCAAGTTCTTCAACGAATAAGGCGTTTGTATTAATATCTTGCAAATCAAGAGTTAATTTTTGCAAATCCTGCTCTTTCAATTTTTGTGCTTCTCTCTCTTTCAAAATCGGTTCTAAAATTTCGTTAATTTTTGCTTTTATTTCATCATCGATTTTTTTAGTAAGCTCTTTTTTGCTTGTAAAGATATTTGTTTTCTTTTTACGTTCGACAAAATCTTTAAAGAGTGATACTTCTATTGTTACATTATGCTCTTTTTTAATCTCTTCAAGGTATCTTTGTATCCTTGTATATAGCGCCAATGCTTTTTGCTTGTATTCTTCCTCTAAAAGGGTCTCTTTTTTTTCTTTAAACGTAATGCCGATTTGTTTAATTTCGTTTTCAAGACTTGTGAAATTCTTTTTCATCTCATCGAGCGGCTTTGTTAACTGCTTACGGGAGCCGCTAAACCAAACGTAAACTTCTCTTACAATTTCAGTGGCTTTTTCAAGCTCATCTACATCTTTTGCGTTTGTTATTAAGTCATTAGCCCAGCTTTGCATAAGTTCAACCAATTGCTTCACTTGTCCGCTGTTCTCCACAATCTGTCCGTCTTTAAACTCTATTTTAACGGGCGTTATAGTCCATTTTTTGGCTTTGTTTTGGGTTTTTATTGCTTCCCAAAATTCCGCCGGGTCTTTGTAGTTTACGAGAGACCCGAATTGTGTTATAATTTCTTTGTTATTCATTTTAACCCCTTTCAAACGGCGTATGCTTCAGATTTGCATACCCGTGTTTTTCTTTCATTGTCTGTTTCATATCTATAATTAATTTTTGTTTTAATCTAAACCTTAAACTTATGTCCTCTCCAGCTTTTGCAGCAACATTAGCCTCGCTTTTGTATTTTGCAAATGTTGCCCTTGATAGCCCGGTTAATTGTCTAAACTGCGCATAATTCAGACCGGGATTATCTGCTATAAGCCTGTAAGCATTTTCATTAAACCTCATAGCCGTCCTTTACATATAATTACTCGGAAACTTCCAATTATCCACAACGTCAGCGTCTTCATCCGTCCACTTTTTGTTTTTCTTTCTCTGCGCTATTTCAAACGCTTTTAATATTGCATACGGAAGTATTACCGCACAGCCTAAAATAATCGATTCAATCATTTTTATTTCCTTTACGCAATTATTTTAAATTTGTAGTTTTGCACCGTTGTGAATCGTTTTATCTTAAGCCCTAAAAATTCGATAAAACTTTTCAATCTTGCATAATCTTTTACTTTTAAATATTCCGGTGCTTCAATTTCAAGTATCAGTTTCATTTTGTCTCCTTTTTTTTATTAAGGCAGCCGCCTTGTGTGAGAGCAGAAAAGGAGTGCCGAAAAAAACTGCCCTCGCACAAAGCGGTTACGACCGACCTTTAACCCTGCCTCGGTCGGTTTAACTTATCACCCCCGTGGCTCGGCGGGGGCTGGGTTTTCAAAGAGCTTGGTATAATGTTAAGTGAGGGAGGAAATTTATTAAGGAGTGCTTATGGATAAAATGTTTGAATTAATTTTTACTTCAATTGAAAAAGCTTTTGAAATAAAAGGTATACCTTTCTCGGAAGATGAAAAAAAGCAATGGGTTTCTTCGATTGCTGACGCTCTTGAACTTGATTTAACTCAGCAAGACGACGACAAAGATAATTCTTTAAAGCATTAGCTACTTCGGTATTTGTCATATCTCACCTTTCGCCTCCCTCACTTAACATTATATTTTCAACTATCTCAAAACATCGTTTTGATGTTTTGTTAGTGCTATTATACACGATATGTGTATTATAAGTCAAGAGAAAAATACACAAATTGTGAAATTTGTTTTAGATACAATGTTAAAAAAGAGATAAAAAAGGAGAAAGGGATGAAAAAAATTATTATTTATCTTTGTTTTGTGGTTTATTTGTTTGCTAAACCAATATGCACGCAGAAAGAAAATAATTTTATTTGCTATGATAAGAATTTAAACGTTTCTTATAAATGTTTTGGGGTTTTAGAAATAAGTGGAGAGAGGCAAAAAGAATGCTATTGTGTTAATTTTCGTTCAGACAATAGTAATATAAATAGTTATAACCCTTCTTATAATAAAACAGTTTTTACTCGTTATAAAAGTAAAGCTTTTAACGATTATAAAGTTTATAATAAACGAAAAAAAATAAAACGAAATAACAAACAATACAAATGTGGAGAAAAGAAATATTGCTCTCAAATGTCTTCTTGCGATGAAGCTTATTTCTATTTAAATAAATGTGGAATTAAAAGCCTCGATAGAGATAAAGACGGTATCCCTTGTGAAAGTTTATGTAAATGAAAAAGTTGTTATTTTTACTCCCGATTTTACTATTCGCAATAGATTTGCAGTTTAAATGTGATGAAATTTTACATAAACAAGCATTTGATATTTGTTACAGCTGCAAATACAAACATCCTTTAGCGGTTACTTATATTCTTAAAGGCGATTTAGTTCAGAAAAAATTAAGTCGTAAACATTTGACGTTTAGACCTGATTATAATCTGCCTGCGAAATGTAGAAGTTACAGCAAAGATTACAGCCGAACAGGATACGACAGAGGACATTTAGCACCTAATGCGGCGTTTGATTATAATCGTGCAATACAAAAGCAGACTTTCCTAATGTCTAATATCGCCCCGCAAAAACCGCAGTTAAACAGGCGCCTTTGGGCTAAAATTGAAAAATTTACAAGGATTTTAGCTATAAAATACGGGAAAATAGAAGTTACTACGGGAGTATGTGGTAACAAGGGATATATTAAAAATGGCGTTGGAATACCTAAATATTGGTTTAAAATAATCTACATTCCTAAACTTCAAAAATCACCGGCTTTTTTAGTTCCGAATACTAATGCGGTCGGAAGAAGAAAAATAAAAGAATTTTTGGTGGATGTTAAAGAGATAAAAGAGAAGTGCGGGTTTTAATCTACAATTTCATATATATCAGCTTCTACAATTTTTCCTTTTGAATCTTTTCCTATATTTATTTTCAATTTAATAGGCGTCCCGGTTTCAAAAGATTCAAACAATCGATTATTATTACTTAATTTGCTTACCGCTTCAAATTTAGCTTCTTTCCCTCTTTTAAGGGTAATGTATTTTTTACCGTCAATATCTTTCATCCCTTTAACAAAAAACTGACCTTCAATTGTTTCGTATGTTATTTGTTCATCTTCTAAAGTTTCAAATTTGCTAATATCATTCTTTTTGTAAATAGTTTTATCTTTAATATTCCCATATTCAAGTTCTTCGCTTTCATTAATAATTTCGAGCGCTTTATTAACTGGTTTGTTTTTTGCGTTTTGAAGCTCTATATTTCTTTCTAATACTTCAATAGCTTTTAGTGCAACATCAGAATTAAATTTTGCTTTTTGTGCGTTCAAATAATCACTATAAGCGTCTTTTGCAAACCACGCACCTATAGCAAAAAGTATAATTAAGGTTATTTGCGTTCCGCTCATTTTCGATATTCCTTTATCTATTATTGCAGCTAAAAATTGTTGAAAATCCACTTCAAAACTTCCGGGTTTGTACCTGAAATACAATAAGTCCTCATCGACTTTTGTCTGCAATATATTATTATAATATTTTACAAAATTAATCTTATAAACAGCTGAAATTTCGGCGGTTTTTATGGGGACGAATTCTCTATTAAAACGTTCGCCTATAAATCTAAAAACGATAGGTTCAAGCTCATCAATTTTGAGTTCAAAATAGTCATTCTTACCGCTCAATACTTTTTGTATAGTTTCATCTATATCGTTTACAGACGTAATTATTAATTTTTCAGTAAATAAATTTTCTTCATTCATATTTCACCTCACAGTTTACTCGTAACTTCTAAACATTTAGCCATTCTAACTTCGTCCCCGTCTTTTATTGCTACTGGCGGATATTTGTCGTTTAGAGGCATAAGCATTACAGGGTTTCCTTTCTCATCCATTATCACTTTTTTAATCCCGCTTTCTTCATTATTTATCGTATAATGCACTATGCTGCCGTTATCGATATAAGCTTCTTTGTCGCATAGAACAATATCCCCTTCTTTAATTTTAGGCAGCATACTATCGCCCACGGCTTTGACGTAGTAGCGCCCCTCTTTATAAAGATGCTCGGGAACCGGATACATTTCATATTCGGTATCCTGATAAAAGTGATTTGTCGGAACGCCACAGGATGCTTCGCCGATAATAGGCAGATAACGGGTTACGGGGATTTCGCCGGTTTCATCAAATAATGCTTCAACAGTTGTATTTAAAAATTTAGCTATATCAATTAAATATTCACTCGGAATGCTCTTTCTCATGAACCAATTGCTTAATCTTTGCGGTTTAACTTCTAAATAATCCGCTACCTCTTTTTTTGATTTGCCTTGCTCTTTTAATAATTTATCAATTTTATTAATAACGCTTTCCATCTTTAATCCTTTTTTAAGTTAATTATAAATCGGCATATTTATCTACAATGTTAACAAATTGTGTATACACAAAAAGTGTAAAACACTCTTGACTTATAATACACATATCGTGTATAATTGTAAAAACCTTTTAAAGGAGATAAATTGATTGAAGAACTTATTAAACAAAAAGGGTTGTTTAGAACTGCTAAACACATTGAAGTAACCCCACAAAGATTGAGAAATTGGATTACAAGAAAGTCATATCCGACTTTATACATTAAGCCATTGGCGCTTGCTTTAAATCTTACAGTTGAAGAGTTGCTCGAAATGATTGAAAAAGAAAAAGGGGTAACACATGCGTAATATGGCTGAAACAAGTTTAGAAGCATACGAATACTTAAAAAAATCAGGAGTGCTTACACAGAGTCAGCAAAAAGTATATTTTAAGCTATTAGAACTCGGGAGAGCTACAGGTGAAAAAATAGCGAGTAAGTTAAACAGACCTTATCACACAATTAGCGGTAGATTAACTGAATTAAGAAACGCAGGGTTAATAAAAATCGTAGACCGCATAAAAAAAGAAGGTTCAAGGACTTCTTTAAGGGTCTACGAAATATCGAGAAAGGATGTAAGATGAATTATACCGAAAAAGAAACAAAAATGCAAAGAGATAGTTTTGTGTTTTATAGAAGTTATTATGAAGCGATTGAACTATTACCTAAAAGCCAAAGAGCTGATGCGTATAGAGCTATTTTTGAATTTATGTTTAACGGTAATGATATTACGGATGAGTTAAAAGACACAGCAAAAGCAATATTTTTAATGGCTAAACCTACACTTGAAGCAAGTAATAAAAAATACGAAGCCGGCAAAAAAGGTGCTGAGGCTAAAAAAACAAGCAAAACAAAAGCAAACGATAAGCAACCTGATAAGCAAAACGGAAGCAACCTTACAAGCAAACAACAAGCAACCTTACAAGCAAACGATAAGCAACCTGATAAGCAAAACGGAAGCAATGTAAATGTTAATGATAATGTAAATGATAATGTAAATGTAAATGAGGAGGAATATAATATAAGCGCCTCCTCAAATTTTTTTGAGCGATACTACAAAGAAATCTTAAAACTAACAAAAAAACTTCCGGAGTTTAAAGCTGAATATGACGGCATATTGTTAAAGCTGAAAAACCTTTACGGAGAAGAAATCGTTGAGCGGACTTTATTTGCTGCATTAAAAGATAATTTTTGGAGACCTAAATTAACAAACCCTAAAAGCGTTGATAAAAATTTCGAGCAAATGAAAATAGAGCTTTTAGATACACCTAAAAAGCCACGGACGGGTTTTAACAGAGGTTTTGACGAAGAGAGGGCAAGAGCCGAATCCGAAGCGTTTATTAGAGAGATGGAAATGTTGGAAATGAGTGGAGGTGTGATATGACGAAAAATAAATTTGTTGATTATATGCAAATGATTGCATTAGGAACCGTAAACAGAGAGCTTACAAAAGCTGAATTAAAAGCATACTGGTTCGTATTATCTAACAGATTGACATTAGAAGAGCTTAAAGATGCGACGCTTATTATTTTAAACGAATGGAAATACGGCTATTTACCGAAACCGCAACAGATAATAGAATCCCTTGAGAGAAAAGAAAATGAAGTTGAATTATGGATTGAGGAAGTTTGGAATATTTTACTCACACACGCAATAGTTACCGGCAAAAAGAAAAAAATTAAACCGAATAACGAAATGGTGCAAGAGGCTCTTGAAGCTGTGGGCGGCTGGAATATGTTTGTAGATTTTACCCAGTTTAGCTGGAGTGAAGAGGATCTGAAAAGAAGAGCGTATATGGAGAAGAGATTTAAAACAGCACTGAAAAACGTTTATCAAAAAACAAAAAGAGAAAAGCTGATTGAAACCATAGCTCCTGCCTTATCGCAAAAAACACAAGAAAAATTATTGCCGAAAATGAAAAAGATAATAGCCAATACGGTTAAAAGGATAGGGGCATGACAGAAAAAACCCTGCTTAAAAATTTTGGTTTTTTAACTGATGTGAGCGTATTAAAAAACAAACCCGAATGCGTTATTTTGAAATTTAACAACGCCGAGGTGTTAATCGCTTATGGGAAATTCATATGCGCTAAAACGCCTGACGGGAAAATATATTTATCACGAGAGTATTGGAATTGGAATAAGAACGTATCGAGATTCAGGAATATTTTTTTAAATAAAACAAACACAGAGTTTTTGCAAGAGATAACAAAAAATAAAAATATTGTGTTTGTAGACAAAGGAGATGAAGAATGAGAAATGAATGTTTAGCGCTTTATGCGATTGCGGATTTGTTTACGTTTCACTTAATTAATTCCGAGGTAGCAAAGGTAATTGAGGGTGAAATAATCATACAGGTGCCGGAGTGGAAATTAAGCAAAGCGGACAGGATGATTGTTAAGGATTTGATGTCTATATTGCATTTTTTGGATAAAGAACTGAACGTCACGGGATTTAACGCTATTAAAGCAAAACACAAAAGCATTCTCAAGGGAATTGAAAACAACCGCTTTGTTAAACAGGGCTGGGCGGCATTGCCTGCGGCTTTAAGCGTTTATACCGAATACGTAAAAAACAATGACAGAAAATTTAAAGTGCACAAAAACAGAGTTGCAAAACTAACAGAGCTTGTAGCAAAAGAAGCACAGGTTGAGGGTGAGGGAAATTATAGACATTTAAGCCCGCTTATTTTGAATTCGTATCAGTTCGGTGAGATGCTTTACAGACAGATTACAGGCGAAAACAATGATAGTAAAACTGCTTAACAAAATCGGGTTGTACACTGCTGGTCAATATGTAGCTTTAAATCTTTATATGAACGTTTTAGAGAAAAGAAACAGAAAATTAGTATCTGAACTATATGAAACGGAAAAAGTCGCTCAGAATTTAAGAGAGGAGCTAAAAAAAGTAAAAAAAGAAAATGAAAGCTTGAAACTTAAAATTGCAAAGAGTGTGAAAAGGAGAAGGAGATGAGAGAGATTAAGTTTAGAGGGTATAGCAAAAGGTTAAAAACGTGGCTATACGGTAGCCTTATTTATGCAAATAAAAAGTATTACATACTACCAAACAGCAATAACAAAAAAGTTATAGAAGTTAAAAAAATAAATAATTTTTTATTAATTCAGGCAAAAGAAAAAGACAGATTAGTAGCGCCGGAAAGCGTAGGACAATTTACCGGTCTCAAAGACAAAAACGGCAAAGAGATTTATGAGGGGGATATTGTAGAGTGTGTTAGTTGTAAAGAAAAAGATAGAAAATATAAAGTTGCTTGGTGTGATAAATTTTTAGGTTTTATTTTAGAACATAAAAAAGAAAAATATCAGATTTCAATTTTCAACGATTTCAAAATAATCGGCAACGTTTTTGAAAACCCGGAACTTTTGGAGCAGGAAAAATGAAATACATCGTAAGTATTTCGGGCGGGAAAGATTCAACTGCCTGTCTTTTGTATATGCTTGAGAGAGTTCCGAAAGAGGATGTTATAGCTGTGTTTTGTGATACGAAGTGGGAAGCGGATGAGACTTATAAGTATTTAGAATATTTAGAAAAAGCGCTTGATGTTGAGATTGTAAGAATTGAGAGCGAGGGGATGTGGGCTTTATGTGAGAGAAAAGGATTTGTAGTTAACAGATATATGAGAAGTTGCACGATGGAATTAAAAATAAAGCCTTTTCAAAAGTGGCTAAAAGAAAATTTTGTCGGTAAAGAGGAATTTGTTGTAATTGAGGGTATTAGAAGAGAAGAAAGCGAAACAAGGAAAGACACGGAAGTTTTTGAATTAATTAAAAGCATTTTGCCGGGCGAGAAATTTTTAATTCCGACTTTGTTTCCTATTGCGTTTTGGAGTGTGGAAAAAGTGTTTGCGTATATAGAAGAAAAAGGGGTTAAAATTAACCCTCTTTATCGTAAAGGTTTTAGACGTGTAGGATGTATGCCTTGCGTAAATGCAAATAAATATGAACTGCTTTATTTACCTAAAAAGTATCGGGACAGGTTAGAAGCGTTAGAAAAAGCAATAGCAAAGCAGATAAGGCAAAGAGCGTTTATGTTTCACCCGAAAAAGGGACAAAAATATTTAAGAGAAAAATTGCTCTTTGAAATTGAAGAACTTTTTGAGGATGTGGGATGATAACTTATAAAACGACTGAAAAAACCGGGTCGGATTCGACACGTTTAAACCCCTCGAATTCGATGGGGTTAAATTATTTAAAAGCCGAAATAATCCCGCCATCTGTTAATTCTTATTGGCGCAGTGCGTTTAGAGGCGGAAGGATAATACACTACGTAAGCAAAGAGGGCAAGGCTTTTAAGAGTGCATTATCGCTTATTGCAAGGGCTAACAAATTCAAATTACTTCAGGGAGATGTGGTTTTGAAATATAAGCTCTACTGCAAAAAGCAAGGGAGAAAAGATTTAGACAATACTTTAAAAGCTATTCAAGATGCATTAGAAGGGATTGCTTATGAGAATGACAAGCAGATTAAAAGGATTGAAGCGGAGAAAATCAGCAATGCTGGATGGGATGGAATAGAGATTGAGGTTAAGGAGATTGAGGGTGAAAAGTGAAAATGGCACAAATGGCACATCTAAAAAAAGAAAAGAGAAGTTTTTGGAAGCTCTAAGAGAAGCAAAAGGAAATGTCTCTCTTGCTTGTGAAATAAGCGGAATACCAAGAAGGACCTATTACAACTGGTTAAAAAATGAAAAATTTAAAAGCGAGGTAGATAAAATAAGTGAAGAGGCAATCGAATTTGTAGAAAATAAGCTAATGGAGAGGATTGAAAAGGGGGATTTGGGGGCGATTATCTTTTTTCTAAAGACAAAAGGCAAACACAGAGGCTGGAGCGAGAGATTAGAAGTTAAGCACGAAAATCAAGCTCCGATAATCAATATTGTAGGTGTGGAAGTTGACAGTAAAAATTCCTAATCACTTTTTGGAAACTTTGCTCTTTAAAAAAGCAAGGTATAAAGTTTTTTACGGAGGAAGAGGAAGTGGGAAGAGCTGGAATATTGCAAGAATTTTGCTTTTACTTGCAGTCCAGAAAAAGGTGCGTATTCTATGTACGAGAGAGATACAAAACTCTATTAAAGACAGTGTACATAAATTGTTAAAAGACCAAATAAGCGAACTCAGACTTGATAGATATTATATTGTTACAAGAGATGAAATAAGAGCGGTTAACGGAAGCGAATTTATCTTTAAAGGCTTGAGGCACAATATACAAGAAATAAAATCGACTGAGGGCGTTGATATATGCTGGGTAGAAGAAGCACAAAGCGTTAGCAAAGAGAGCTGGGATTTGCTAATTCCTACAATTAGAAAACCCGGAAGTGAAATATGGGTGAGTTTCAATCCGCATTTTACAGAGGACGAAACATATCAAAGATTCGTAATTAACACTCCACCAAATGCAATTGTTAAAAAAGTAAATTATTACGATAACCCTTTTTTCCCAGACGTATTAAAAGAGGAAATGGAGTATTTAAAAAGAATTGATTACAATTATTATAGGCATATTTGGGAAGGGGAATGTTTAATTTACAACGACAAACAAGTATTTAAAGATAAATTTGAATCCGGTATATTGCCTGTTAACGATGAATTGTATCAAGGGAGCGACTTTGGGTTTGCAGTCGACCCTACGACTTTGGTTAGAGTTTATATTGTAGATGAGTATCTTTATATTTCCGACGAAGCTTATGGGATTGGGGTAGAACTTGACGAAATACCAAATCTTTACGCAAAAGTGCCTGATTATGAAAAGTATTTAATAAGAGCTGATAGTGCAAGACCTGAAACAATCAGTTATCTAAAAAGGAAATTTGGTCTAAAAATTGAGGGCGTAGAGAAATGGAAAGGAAGCGTTGAAGACGGGATTGAATTTATGAAAAAATTTAAAAAGATAATCATAAATCCAAATTGCAAACATACGCTTGAAGAATTTAGATTATACAGTTATAAAACAAACTCGGCTGGTGACATTCTCCCGCAGGTTGAAGACAAATACAATCACACAATTGACGCAATCAGATACGCACTTGCTCCTTTAATAAAGGCACAAGGAAAAACAAAATCCCTTAAACTGGAGCTGATATGATAGAGGCAAATGAGTTTTACATAATAAACGAATTAAAAGAAATTGGGCTTAACAAAAAACAAATAAGAAATTTTATGCAACGTTTCGCTGGGTGGAGAATATATTTCCGCAAAAAGCAAAGTGAATATGAAGAGATTAGAGCTCTATACAAACAGATGAGAAAAGCGGGCATAAGCAGAGGGGAGGCAATAACAGAGCTTGCAAACATTTTTGATAAAAGCGTAAGCCGGGTAAGGATAATTACAGCGGAACAAAAAGGAATTTTCGATGGATTTTAAAAAACAGGCAGAGGAACTTTTAAAACAGGTGTTGCACGAATACCGAAACCGCCCGAAGTGGAACAAAAAAACGCTTGGGGAGATGGTTGATTTTTACCTTGCAAAATATAATGAAGAGGTTAAAAAGCAGATTGAAGATGAGCTTTATAAACAGCTCGGGAGTTTTTATTTTGTAAACGATAACCCCCAAATTGCCGTAACGCCCGTTTTATTATCCGATATGCTTTACAAAAACGCAAAAGACACCGTTAAGCTTACGTCTAAAATATTACACGAGGGAATAAAAGCAAAAGACACAATAGGGGAGATAGCGAAAAAATTATATGAGGGATACGGTTTTAAAGATAAAGAGATATTAGACCTTGCGGATAAAAACCTGCCTGATTATATCAGAAAAGCAATGTTTAACCCCTTTAAGCAAGAGCGGGTAATGAAGCAGATTGAAAAACTAAAAACAAAGCCTTTAAGAATTGCATACAAAGAGATATTCAGAAAGCTTGATGAAATGAATGCCGAAGCGATAGAAAAAGCAACGAAAACAGCACTTGAAGAAAAGGCGAGGTATTATGCAAACAGAATAGCAAAAACTGAAACGCACAGGGCGTTTATGAGTAAAAGGGCTAAGGATATGCTTGAAGACGATGAAGTAGAGTTTGTGAAGTTTGAAATGTCCCCCGCACACAAAAAAACCGATATTTGCGATTTTTACGCAAACCTTGATGTAGGATACGGGCGGGGGGTAATACCGAAAAGGGAAATGAGAGCTACACCCTTACATCCCCATTGTTATGATAAAGATACAGAAGTTTACACAAATGAGGGATGGAAATTTTTTAGAGATTTGAAAGGAGATGAAGAATTTTTGAGTTTTAATCCTGAAAATAGAAAAATTGAATTTATAAAAGCT